GCTTTAAGGTATTCTTGTTCTCCTGCTATGTAATTTTTTAAAGTATCAGACGCAAGTTTAGGGTCAATAAACCCTAATATCTCACAAAATACTTTAATTGAACCTATAGAACCGCCTCTTGCTTCTGCTTTATCAAATATTGCTTCTGCAACAAATCTTTTTGCTGAAGGGTCATGTCTTAATTTTATCTCACCACCACTTTTCAATAATATTCTCATATCTCTAGTTTCTGCTTTTTGACCAAATGCAACTTTTTTGTATGGCCTCCAATCAGTTACACCTTTGATTGCAACATTCTTGATAACTTTTATTTCATCTTTTCTATTGAAATTAACTTTTTGTAATCTGACATCTGTTTTTGTAACTTTCTTTAATGATAATGGTAATAAATCACCACTATCAATTAGGTCACTAACTAATACATTTAATTCTTGAAAGGTATAAATTTTAGGTTTTGCTGTTCGTAGTTCTTTTGTGATTGTTAGTTTTGCTTTATCACTTGCTAGATATATGTCAGCTGGCGACCACTTATTTACATTACCAAATTTGGCTTGAGTTCTATATCCTGATTTATTTGCAATCTTGAATAGTTGCTCAAGATTACCCATAACATCAGCGTCGCCACGAAAATAAAATAATTTTTGAAAACCTTTTGCTGATATTCTTAAATCAGGGTCAATAGATTCTATATCATTAATAAGTTTTTTTGCAATCGCTAATGAGGATATGTACCATGATAAGTCGCCTGTTAAAAATGTTTCTATAGCTTGTAAACTTACGCCGGGTGTTTTTAATCTTTTATTGGATTCGACTACTATACTAGGACTTACTGCTTTTCTAAATGAGGCATAGTCAGGTACTTTTTTTATATCAAATACTTGATTAGTTTTTTGTTTACCTAAATAGTCTGCAACAGCACAGAATAGTGCTTGTGAACTTTCAAAGAGTGCTGTTTTATCTGCCATGCTATTATTTATATACTAGCAGAGCCGATTTGTCAAGCTTTAATTAGGAAATGCTTTGCCTTTAAATACTACTGATACATTGAACTTATCAGTATCAACAGGCCTTAAAGTATAAGGTATTCTTGAGTCAAAGACTATGACACGACCTTGTCTTGGCCAATATGATTTTACAATGTTTACAATTGGGTCGCCATTAATTCCATAGGGCGTATTAATTGCTATTGCTTTCATATCATCTGTAAAATTAGGTGTCCATAAATCTAGTGTACCACCATCTTCTGGTTGCATGTTTGGTGTTAAGTTTACAATAACAGTATATGTGTTACCTACTTTAGCAGTAGGATTAACTTCATTAGTGCTTTCATTATATACATCAATATAAGAATCAACAAGGTCAATACCAGGGTTTACTTGTTCCCAAAGGTCTTTAACCCAATCTTCATCTAAGTCAACTTGATTCCATTCTTTCAATCTATGTTTACCTGTCTTAAATTTTTCTATAGCATTTTCATAATATCTTTTGATATCTTTTTCGGGCATTGTATCATCTGTATGTCGTATGACTTGATGATAGTCGCCACCTGTTAAAGCATCAGCACTTACTGTAAAAACTTTACCAGTTTTAGTATCTGTAATCTCAAACTTACTAGGTTGCTCTGGGTCACCTATTGATTCAATATCAAATTTATTTTCGGTTACTTCGATACCTGATTCTTCTAGAGAAGTGTTATCGCCTTCAACCACACTTCTCATATCAACTACTTTTGTCATGTTTTGTCTCCTGTTCTTCTTCTTCAAATAGTATCATGGTAATTAAACTATAAATTGCCATGTCCATTAAGGTATCTTTAATACCTTCTTCTTTAAATTTAAATTCACCTTTCTTGATGAAATTACTTATACGAGCATACTTATCACCCATACGAACAACAGAACCTTTCCAAGCAGAAATACCCGATAATTCTGATAATCGAAAGTTAGCAAAGATATCTTCATTTGCACCATAATCATGCCTTTTTTTATCATGTAATTCTTTTATTACATCTAAAATTTCATAAAATCTTTTACTTTGTTTATTCATATCATCCATTATATTTTTCCTAGTGTTAGGTGTTTAACTTACTCTTTTGTAACATTACCATAATCATCTTCTGCTTCAACTTTAGGTTCAGCTTTAGGCCCTTCAACCTCAGCAGAAGCTGGTACATTGTCTTGAATATACTTTGCGTGATGAGCAACGATAATTCTAGCATTTTGTATATCTGCATTTAGATTATTAACTTGCTTTTGATAATTACTTACCTGTATGATAGCATTCCTCATTTCAGTACTGAATTTAGATTCATCATACCATTTATCATTTAGTTTTATAGCCATTTGTTTTCTCCTTTTGGTTACATTTTAAAATCTGAGAATTGTCCCAGTTTTTTAAATTTATCATTAGATGATGAGGTCTTTTGCCCACTATCAACTAAATCGGTTTGTGCGTTTTGTTCTACATCATAGAAACGCATTTTAGACCTATCGACACCAAGTATAAACTTTCTATTTACCGTTGGGTCGTTATATCTATTCTTTAATTGTTTGACCATTATCTGGTTCTTTTCTTCTAGTTCTTCACTACTAATTAAAGCAAACATAAAGTCTGCTGTTGCAGGAAGACCAAAACTTTCTGAGGTATCTTCTAGACCTACATCACTACTTACAAAACCAGCTCTTGTCGTTTGAGTAGCAGAGAAGATAGGAATATCATGTTCAACAGCAAGACCTCTTAATTCTTCAGCGATTGCTTTAATCATTGTATAACTATTCACATTTGCACCAGACTTAAATCTAGATGAAGTACAGATATTTAAATAGTCAACAAATACAATATCAGGTTTAAAAGATTTCTTTAATGCTAATTCACTAAGCAAGTTTTTGAAATGACCCGTGTGAGCAGTAGCAGTAGGATATTCTTTAATAATTAATGTGCCTGTTGTTTTACTTTGTAACTTATTTATCTTCGTTTCATACATCTTATAAGGTAATTCTTCTAAATCACTCATGCCGACATTCAATAAGTTTGCGTCTATTCTTTCAGCAATTCTTTCTTCAGCCATCTCTAAAGTTATATACAATACATTCTTACCTTGTAATAAAACAGATGAAGCAAGGTGTGTCATAAACATGGTCTTACCAACACCAGTACCGGCAAGGCAGATATTTAAAGTCTTACTTGGGATACCACCTCTTGTAATCTTGTTAAAGAAATCTAAATCTAATTCAAGTCGTTCTTCTTTTCGATTGTAATAATCATATCGTTCTTTTGATTCAAGTAAGTAATCATGACCGACTTTCTGGTCAAAAGATACTGAAAGAGCATTTGATAATAACTCTGGAAGATACTCTAATGTATGGTTCTTATCTTTACCATCTATGATTTGTATGCCATTTAAAACTGCATTGTGAATAGAACGGTCTTTGCAAAACTTTTCTGTTGTCTCAACTAACCATTCTAGATTAACTGGTTCAGGATTTAAAGTAGATAATATATCAGTAACTTGTTTATACTCATCTTCATTAATAGATTTGTTACCATTAATTTCTATTGATAAGGATTCTTTTGTAGGAAGATTATTATACTTATTAACAAACTTATAGATTTCTGTAAACAATACTTTTTCTAATCTATCAGTAAAGTATTCCTCTTTAATAAAAGGTAAAACTTTTCTACAATATTGCTCATTGTGAATTAAGTTTCTAATCGCTGTTCTTTCAATTCTTTCCATTAACTTCCTTCTTTTAATTGTTCACCAAACCAAGTTCCAGACAATTGTTCGTCAAGTAACACAACTAGAATATCGCCAATATGATTTATAAACTCTTGACTATCTGTATCAGCCGTAATTTTGTTTTCAATAACAGTATAATCAAACACCATAGGCAAAGCACCATCTGATGTCTTTTCTTCTTCTGGTCTAAAACCTACATTACCATATTTAAGAACTATACTTGCATATGGTCCACTAATTAATTGAATTGCTGTAAAGTTTTCTCCTGGCTTTTCAACAAAGACATAATCTTCTCGGTGTTTAGGACTGGTCGTCTGGTGTGTCGGTGGTATCTTCGACTTCTTCAATGTGGTCTCCATACTTAAATTCTTTGGCACAAACAGCGTCTAGCTGTTCTAGTATATCTGGTGTGAAATACCTTTC